GGTTAAAAGTTGCACCAACTTGGTCTACATAAACTTCATTATCTGCATACAAAAAACTAACCACGAATAGCATTAAGTATTTCTTCATCAACAATTCTCCATAAATTTTTGTCTAATCCTAATTTTATGGTTTCTAAAACTGCTGTTTCTATGGCATTTTGCAAAGCTATATTTACAGACTCGTTTTCAACCATTCCATTTTCTATTTCCACTAATTCAGTATCATTGGAAACAAAACGAAAAGCATCTTGACTTATAGCTACGCTAAGAATTGATTTTGTGGTCAACACTTCAGTCAAGACTTTACCTGTGCTTACAGAAACGGTACGCAAAGAAACAGTTACTATATCTTGTCTGTATTCTTTGGTTGAGCCTATGCCCAAATATCTAGCACCCAAGCCACCTGACTTTATGTTGCTTTCATATCCTATCACACCACCTTCCATTAACAAACCTGCAAATGTTAAAGGTAGTAAATCTTTATCTTCTTTAAAATCTTTTCTTGTTGATCTTATAAGCTGTCTTTCTTTTGTTAGGTTATCTAGACCCACTCTTTCTACTACATTAAAGAAATCACCATTACTTGCGTGTTTTAAGGCACGAATAAGGTATGCATGAGGTGCCTGTGTTATAGCTGTTGAGAATGATGCATATGAACTATTGCTTCTTCTTTGACCTGTTTGATCTGTGAAGCTTGTGGGATATATTGCTATTGTTGGTTTAATAAAAGGCTCACCAATTTCAGCTAGTTCTTTGTTGATTAAGGTTCCAACTTCTGCCTGTTTGGTTAAGCTAACTGGTGGGATGTAATTATCTAATATTGACCAATTGGTACAACTAGAAAGAAAAATCCCCAATAGGCAAAGTAATTTCTGTCGTATTTCCATCTGCATCTGTAATAATTAAGGTTATGTAATCTCCGTCAGTATTGTATTCTATTGTATTGCCTTCAAGCTCTAAAGTTCCTGATTTACTTGGTGTTTCACCAAAAAGGTTATCCACAAGTTGTCTACTAAGCTGTGCATAAATCCTGCTTTCTAAATTTCTTATAAATCTAGCCAGTGTCGTATTTTCTGCTTCTCTTTCTAATTCTTCTTGATAGGCTTTTATTTCATCAGCAATAGCTTTCTTTCTGTTGAATTGTTGATTCTCTATAGTTAAATAATGACTTGATGTACCAACGCCTGAGAAACTTGGATTTTTAAAAGTATGGGTCATTTCATCAGCACTTGCAGAACTGGTAAAAAATATAGCTGTAACAATTAAAAAAATAACACTTAAACTAAATACCCAAACAATAAATTCAAATATTAAATTTTTAATCTTTGTTTTTTTCTTCATCTTGCTTTCTAGCAGTCTGTTCTAAAGTTTCAGACCATGAAGTCATAAGTCCTGCTGATATAAAACCTATTAATATTGTTATAAATAAATTAATCATTTTTTTTCTCAACATCTTTTAATTTTAAAACTGTATTCACTTTCTGTTGTAATCGTATCATATCTTGATCTAACAGCCTTAACTGGTCTGTGAGCCTGATAATAGTTTTTTTCATTTCAGAGACAGCAGGGTCAATAGTATTAGTGATTGTTTGCCAAACAAAATAAACGAAGTAGCCCAAACCAATAACCATGACTGAGGTAAAACCAAACTTTTCAACTAAGCTGACTATATCCATTAGTCACGCCTAGCATCTATCTTGCCATCCTCTACGAAGTTTTCTGCCCTTGCTATACGATCTAGGTCAGGTGGTAAATTTAAAGCACTAGACACGCTTGTATCTATTCTAATCATGTCGTTGTTCATTATTGATGCTCTTGTAATTAACATCTTTGTTATTGCTTGTACACCTTGTATATCATTTACAAGATTGCCCATAAGCTGTTTCATAATTAAAAAAATAAAGTAGCCCATAATGAGACCACCTGCTATAGGCAAACCGACATCCTCAATTAATTTGAAGATATCCATTAAGGTCTACTTATCGCCTTTGAAACTCTTGCTTGAACCACTAGTTCCTGCATAAAGTCCAAACCATGCTGCACCTGCTCCTACGATAACTGATATAAGACCACTTTGCTCAAAGCTTGGTTCTTGTAGTTCCATGAACCACATAACAGTGTAGTAAAGCAAAAAGATATATACAGTAAGGAAAGCTCTAGGGAATATTCTCCATGAGTCTACTGCTTGTGCTAAGAATATCCACCTTTGATGTGGGTTCTTAGTTGACTCATCTTCTAAGTCTCTGATCTTATCTTTTAAAGCACCGATTTCTTCTACCATAGCCATGAACTTATTTAAGTCCATTTCTACTTCGTTTCTATCCATGTCTCCGTGAAATCTTCCGTCATGTTGCATAATTATTCTCCTTTTTAATCACCTGTTGCATCAGGTGGTCCATAAATTAAATTAGTAAAAGCTAGGTCTAGGTTTTGATTTGTTGCAAAAAAATCTTCTATCCAACCTCTAGCAATATTGTCTGTTACATTATCAACATCTATAAAATCTTCACTAGTTGTATCAATTGTAGATGGGGTAAAAGCAATCATCTCATTTTCTAATGTATAGCTATTACCACTACCGTCCGTGTCTGTGCCTGTAACATCAAACTTTATATTGTAAATAATACTTTTATCGTCAATCTGAAATTGTTGATGATAAATTTCTGTAACTGTAATTACAGAATTGAAAGTGTGCATATCTGTTATTGTGCTGTTCCAAGCCATAATCTACCTATGTACTAAAATGCACAAACCTAGCATCAGCCCCACCCATATATTGCGTGTTGCTGTCTCCTTGTGCGTATATAAAAATATTTAAAGTTCCTGAGCCAGTATAATTAAAAGATAAAGGAATGTTAGAACTGTCTTTTCCTGTTGTAAGTCTACTTTCGGCTATCCAACCACCTGATAAATATTGAAGATCGGGAGTAACTAAAATAGCGTGTGAAGCACTTTCTAAAACTTTTGGGGTGTCAGTAAAGGTTACACTTGTATTAACATCAAACGAACTGCTAGTGCCAAAGGTTCCATCTGAAATTAAAAAACTAATTGTTTTAATTTGACCTGCATAAACTCCTTTATAAACTCTTATATAGCCAGTATAAAAACCTGACCCCTCTCCTATTTCTGCAACATGACGGTAGTTAAGATCATTGTCATTCCAATAACCTAATGTGGTCCCAGTTTTTTCTCCTCCGAATGATGGTAAAAACAAATTGGTTGTATTAATTCTATCTGCTGTAATAGTGTTACTTGCTATCTCTGTAGCTGTAATAGTACCTGCAACAATCTTAGCTGCTGTTACTGCATCTGCTGCCAATTCATCTGTTGTTATTGCACCTGCTGCAATTTGTGTTGCTGTAATTGTATTTGTTGCTATTTCAGATGCTGTGATTGTATTTGCCACTATTTTTGCTGCTGTTACTGAGTTTGCAGCCAGTTCGTTTGCTGTTATTGCATTAGAAGCTATTTCTGCTGCTGTGATGGTGTTTGATGCAATGTTATTTGCAGTAATTGTGTTTGAAGCTATATCTGATGCAACAATGCTGCCTGCTACAATTTTAGCTGACGTAACAGAATTTGCTGCTAATTCATTGGCTGTAATTGCATTAGAAGCAATGTTGTTTGCAGTGATAGTATCTGTTGCTATTTGTGTAGCTGTGATCTCTCCTGCACCTATTTTTGCTGCTGTAATTGCACCAGTGGCAATCTTTGCTGTTGTTATTGCACTACTAGCTATTTCAGTGGCTGTAATTGTTCCTGCTACAATTTGAGTTGCTGTAACTGAATTAGCTGCAATAGAATCTTGATTAACTGCATCAGTTGCTATTAATGCATTAGTAACTGCATCATTTGCAATCTTTGCAGTAGTTACTGCATTTGCAGCTATTCTTGCTGAAGTTACTGCGTTGTCTGCAATCTTGGCTGATGTAACTGCATCCGTTCCCAATTTAGCTTCTGTGATTGCACCTAGTGCAATGACATCTCCTTGTATCGCATTAATTGCTATTTTAGCGTTTGTTACTGCATCAGAAGCTATCTTGGTTTCTGTAATAGCACCAGCAGCAATCACATCTCCCTGTATGGCTGCAACTGCTATCTTGGCATTAGTTACGGCTTCTGCTGCAAGTTTTAAAGTTGTAATAGAGCCATCAGCAACATTTGGTGCAGCAAAGCTACCATTAACAGAACTACTAAAAGATGAGTGTTGTCCTGAGTGATTGATTGCTCTGACCCAAAAATAGTAAGTAGTACCTACTGTTAATCCATCTTGATCGCCAAAAAGAGTTGTTGTAACTGCGTTAGGCTCACCTGCAATTGTTTCTACCAAATCTGTATCGTCTGTTGGTGTTGTGTTGCTTGTTTTTCTGTAAACCTTAACTGCTCTTAAGTCAGTTACATTTGGATTAGTCCAAGATACAAGTATCATTGTTCCGCCAGTTGTTGCTGTAAGGTTGGTTGGTGCATTTGGTGTAGTACCTGCTTCTGCTATGGCTATACTTTCTACGCTTGTATAAGCACTAGCCACACCATTTACATCTATATGCCTTATTTTTACATTATAAGTGCTACCCACCACCACATTTGGAATAGATGCACTTGTTACACCTTTACCTGCTGTAAAGTCTGATGTGTAGTTTGCATCTCCGTTAAGCTTATAAGTTATTTCTGTAAGCACAACTTTATCACTAGCGTTGTTAGTCCAAGATACAAGTATGTCTACCTTACTAGTTGTGCCATCAATGGCGTTCTGCTGTGCTAGAGAGAGGTTTGTTGGTGCAGTTACACTGTAATCACCTGTTGATACATCAGAGCCTTCTGCTTGACCTGTAGTGTAATCATTAGTTGCAAAGTTAAATACAGATGCTTCTATTTCTTTAAGTTCTAATCTTGTTGCGATAACAGTTACTTCGTCATTTTGTAGAGCTTCCATGTTAGTAGATAGAACTTCAAATGTTTTTTGTGTATAACCAAGCCTTTCATTTGTTAAATACACCCAATCATTAGGTTGACATCTCATAAACTGCAAACTTACTAAGACAGATAGTGATGTTGTTTGCCTTTGGCTTTTTAATGCTATGCGACCCAATCTTTGAGCCATAGTATCTGTAACAGTAAATGGCAATTGTGTTTCCATTTGTTTTACATAGTTTGCTGTGCTTTCGCCACTAGGCGTATCTGCATTTAAAAATGTTGAATCTTGATAAACTTCTGCATCTGTTGACTGATAATCAAGACTTCTGTCAACATATATTGGTTTGACTGAGTTGTATAAATCGCCACTAGAAGAATTTGTTGAAATAGAAATTGGTGCTAATAATTCATCATCAGTAATTGTTAGGCTTGGTGTTTGTGATGCACCTGCAAAGACTGTAAATTGTCCATTCACATATGACATTTTACCTGCCATAGAACTGAGTACAGCTTCTAATACACCATTTCCATTAGCACTAAAATTAGTGAAACCATTTGCTGTATATCTTGTTTCTGTTGTTACCCCATCTGCTAAAGTTACATTTTGATCGCAAGTATTTGCAGCAGAAGCAATA